TCATTGTTTATATGTGTGTTATAGCAGAACGGAAACTCAAGCAGGGGAAGTTTGTGAAAAGGGTATAATGTCGTCCCGATTTTGCATGGGAGCATTATACCCAAAACACAGAACCATTTTTCTCGCAAAGGAAGGTTTGTGTTTCTGTTATTTCTTTTATCTTTTACGTAGTTTTCACGATTTTAAAAGGAATTTGGGTATAATTAAGGGTGGTTTGGGTGGGGTACGAGTTTAACGAATTAAATAATTAAATTTTAGTAAAATAAAAAATAGTAAACACTTGACAGTATAATAAAAGTATGTTATACTAATAACAGAATTAAATATACGTAATTCCAATAAGGAGGAAAAAAATGACGTGAAGATATTTTTGGATTGCGATGATACAATTATGAATTCTTCTGAATGTATTATCGATTTATTGAATAAGAAGAACGGCACCAATAAAACAATCAAGGATTTGAAAGATTTTCATTATCGTTCAATTGATAAAACGTTAACAGACGAAGACGTTATCAAACTCTTTGAATCGGATGAATTTTGGAATTCGGTCGATTACAATAATAGTTTTTTAGAGATAAAGGATTTTATCGATTCGAATTTTGATGTAGAAGTTGTCAGTTGCGGCACCGAATTGAATTTAAAAAAGAAAAAAGAGAAGTTAAAGCCGCTCGGATATAAGTTTACAGGAATTTTGATTAAAGACGATTCGAATTTATGCAAAAAGTGTATAGATATGCAAAATGGTATTCAAATTGATGACAACATGAGTAGTATGTCAAACACCAATGCGGCGATAAAAATACTTTTTCAAAATAACAACGATTTTACTTGGAACAAACCAAAGCCAAATGCTGACAATTTGTATGTTGTCCAAACTTGGAAAGAAATTTTTCGGGTTTTAGAGTTTTTAAAGAAAAATCCTGAATTTATTTGTGCGGGGTATTAAGATGCGGGTAATTTTAGTTTCTGGTTTTGCTCAAAATGGAAAAGACAGTTCAGCTTTTATAATGAAAGAATTATTGGAAAAACAAAAAAAGAAGGTTTTGATAATTCATTATGCTGATAATCTTAAACTTTTTTGCAAAAATTATTTAGGTTGGAATGGCGATAAGCGTTCAAAAGAAGGCAGGGAGTTGTTACAATGGTTCGGGACTGACGTTGTTCGTAAAAACTACGAAGACACATGGGTTGATATGATTGTTGCCTTGTTAAAAGGTATAAAAACATTGTACGATTATATAATAATCCCCGATGTTCGTTTCCCGAATGAAATCGATAAAATGTGCGACAATTTTGATTGCGTTACGGTTCGCGTAATTCGTCCAAATTTTGACAATGGCTTAACAGAAGAGCAGAAAAAACACCCGAGCGAGAGAGCCCTTGGCAACTACCCAATGGAATATGAGTTGATTAACGATGGTGATTTGGAAAAGTTATTAGAAACAACAAGGACATTTCTTAAAAATATTGGCTAAAGGAGAAAATAATGCCAGTTTTGCAAAATTTATACCAGATTTATAAATTACCGTCTGGTTTAATTGTAAAAAGTGATTTAAAGCTCGAAAATTACACCCGAAAACGTGCAATTCAGGACGGAAATCTCGTAAGCGTCGGCGATAATATGGTTTTTTACAAAATTCGTGATTATTACGGAGACACAAGAAGCCATCAAGAAATCTTCGATACGGTTCAAAATCTGCGAACCACGCTTCGAATTTGCAAAAGAGAAGGAAAGATACTTGAAGGGCACATTGTAAATCAGCAAATTCAAGATATTCTTTTCGTAAAAGATATAATCGTTGTAGTTTGCGAAAAGAAATCCGAATATTTAAAGATCGGAATGAAAGGTTTTGAGGTGAACGGTATTCGATATACAAGACTTTGCGCGGGTGCGGGAAACTTGCGTCGAAACAGTGCGATTTACGTTAATGAAAAGCTTTACCCGTATCTTTACGAAACGTTTATGTGCGGGCTCGCCGATAAACTCAAGGAAGCAGTTTTACCAAAGCTCGGTGCATATTTTGCACTTTCCTTTTCGTCGGTTTTGTGGGTCAGGACACCGCGAGTTTGTGTAATTAAAGATTTCGAAACTACACTCCCAAATCAGAACGTTGATTTCATTTGCCGAAAAGAAGAGCTCGGCGAAGATCAAAAACCGAGAACGAAGCACTACATCGAAAAACGTGTAATGGATTTAACTCTTAATAGCGCGGACGGGCAAGGTTTAGTAGACCCCGAATTCAGCAAGTTGTGGGCGGAAGATATGCAACTCGATTACATTCCATCTTCGTTTGTTGTGAGAAGTTCGTTCGTAAAAGGTAACCTCGTTCCGTTTGATTTTAAAGCTTATGCAGCGGAACACGGGATTGACAAAATCAAAGATAGATGGGGTGTTGAGTACCCATTGAATGAAATTGATGTTTTATTATCTGAATCGCAGTTCAAAGAATACAAAGAATATTCCAGCTGGCAGGAGTATTTGTATTACTTTAACAAGTATAAACTTCGTTGGGGTGTGGCGCGTTACAATAAGAAGCACGACGACGAATATGTTTTGGCGAATTACCAATATATTCAGGCGCTTAGTCTTTCGAAGGAAGATATTCACGGGTTGATACAGCCAACAATTGATTGGATAAAAGGCGTTTGCTCGGGAGACCAGTTATACAGTCTTTTGTTTATGTTCGGTGGGAAGAGCGAAGATGTAACTTACGAGCGAATGTATTCATCGGCGCAATCGACGTTTATGAAGGCGATTGTAAAGAACAACGAAATGCTGAAAGATGCGCACGTTCAGCGGAAGATTTACAAGAATATCGTCGAGTGTATAAATCGTGCGAAGATAGGCAAGATTTGGGTGAGAGGAAATTACCAGTTTATGATTTCTGACCCGATAGCGCAGTGCCAATCGGCGTTGGGATTACCTGTGAAAGGTGAAGTTCCAGCCGAACACGTTTGGTCGAATTTTTGGAACGAACGACGAATTGAGGGTTATGTTGACGTGTGTCGAAGTCCTCAAATTGACACATCGGAGCATAACCCGTCGGAATTATATAAATCTGAGATCACGGAGAAGTGGTATCAATATATAAAAAGCGGCGTTGTATTGAGCATATATGATTTAGCAACATTTCGCTTAAGCGATGCCGATTTCGATAAATAATTGTCGAAATAAAAAATGGTGAACCAACAGAGTTGGGTGTCGAAACAACGATAGGAACAATAGGAAATGATTGTTAGTGTTTCGGCTAACAGGGAAAGCCTTAACGTAAAGACGATGGTAATCCTGTGGCAAGGCTATAATAGCAAGCTCAAACGACTATCCCTTGGCTTTAAGCAATAGGAGTAGGGCCGTTGCGAAACGGTGGGAGAAAACCCCTTAAATCGAAGTGCCATTCATAGATGATATAGTCTAAGCCCCTTAAAAATATCGGGAAACCGAGGGTACTAACTGGGTGATATAGTATTAACAACAGAAAATGAATATTTTCTCAAAGGTTCTCACAAAGAACAGAATATAATAACATACGAAAAGGGAATTGCACGTAAAGAAGAAATTTCTCAACGTAATTTCGTAAAGAAAGATTTAATGGGTTTTGGCACGGCAGTTGGTAGTTTGTCAAATACGGCAACGATTATTTATTCGATGATTGGTATTTTCAACAAACCCGAACAAGAGCCGCAACGTCAGGAATTATACACACGAATAAAGCTTCTTCGCGAATACGTCGGACAGGAAATCGACAGAGCAAAGCTTGGAATAAAGCAGCAAAAACTCCCCGTCGAGTGGAGAAAGCACGTCAAAGTAAATGAAGATGATACCGACGAAGTAAAAGCGGAAAAATACAAGCATAATTCAATGGTTATTTGTAAAAAACCGTATTTCTTTCGTTATCTTTACCCTGAACTCAATAAAAAGTTTAAGCAGTTCGAAAACGGGTATAATATCGTGTCGAAGGATATGTTCGGGATTAAGTTTAAGAAACTTCTTGCAAAACCTGATAAAACCGATGCGGAAAAGATGCTTGTCCGTAGATATCAAAAATATTCGCCGCTGATTGTTTCTAATTGTACGATGAATATTTTATGCAAAGAATTCGAGAATGTTGATTTCGATATCAAATTTGGCAAATCGAACACGAATATGCTCAATCTTTATCAGGATGAAGGGTTCGAAATCGACCCCCTAATTCTTGCGAAGTTCCGTGACGCTTATCGTAAATATAATAACAAAAAGACGGTTCGCGCACTTGACGATATTTTCGAAAACAAAGATGACGAAGATGTGAAAAGTATTTACAATCTTGTTCTCGATACGGCGAAAGAGGAAATTCAGGAAGAAGTTTTCGGGCTTGGCTTGGAGCCGAAGAAAATGCTTTTTTACGTTGGGCAGTTAGCGAAAGAATACGCGAATTTCAACTGGAGTTTCGTTTGGGATATAATGGACACGATTGTTCTTGACGGGGTTGAACAAGGCAAAAGTTACGCGCCCGTTCGTTCTGAAGACGGCACGGAATATCTCGGCGAAAAATTCGCGCTTAAACAAGTCATAAAGAAACCAGAAGGGGAGGTTATAACCAATGTTGAATAATTCGCTTATAGAACGATTATTACAAGAAAAAGCCATTTCCTCCCTCGATGAGCTCAAGCAGTTGACGGTTTATTTTACGCAGCAAGGTCTCGAAGCCGAACAAATACTCGAAACGCTCGAAAAGTACGAAATCAAATTCGAAATCAAAGGCGTGAAAGTCGAAGAAATCGTTCGGCTTCTGGTTGCGATGAACCCGCCGTCAAAAAAAGAGAAGCAGGAAGAGTTCGAGATTTACGCTTCTGAAGTTGAATATCTCAAAGACGTTGGTGACGCGACCGACCGCAAAGTTCTTTTTCTTCTTTTGGCAATATCGAAGTATGACAATCATCCGACGGGTTGGATAAAGTACAATCGCGATTTGCTTTTCAAGTTTTGGGGATTAAAGTTGACCAATCCGCAGAAATCGGTGGTTATCAATCGATGTTGTAAGAATGGCGCGATTGATTTGCGAGTTATCGGGAGTAAGAACCCGATTGTGTGTTTTAAGGTAAATTTCCAGAGTTATGATTTTGCCAATGCGGTGGCAAAGTTGAGGTTTGACGATAGTTCGATTATCGACTTTTATGACAGTTACTTATACGGAGAAAACGAATGAACGATTATATTTTTGACTGGGCAGAGAACAGTGAAAAGATTTTGGCGGGCGGAGGTTATACGACCAAAGTCCATCAAACCTTCGAGCAGATAATGCTTTTTGCGTATTTGAGAGAAAAAGGATACAGCAAAGACGAGATATTTGATTTGTGGGTAAAGACGGATTCGTTGCTCCTTCAAAAGATTGGGGATGATAAAGACCAAAGAGATAAGTATTTCGGGAAGTTGTTTGCAGATTCGACGAAGTATAAGATTGAAAAGGGAAATCGAATAGATATCTACCAGAGCGAGATTGACTTTATAAATTCTTTAATAGTTTTACCGTGGATAAAAGAGTATTTATTAACAATACTATGTGTTTATAAGTATATGGGTTATGAGGCGTGCGAATATAATAAAAAAATAAGAAATTTTTGTTTTAGCTGTACTTCGATTAATAAAGAACAGGAATATTGTTGTTTGAAAATTAAAGAAGCTTTGGATAAATACAATTTTTATTCTGTTTATAATTATAATAATAAGGCTTTTTTTAAAATTAATTTTTGTGATAATAATAATGGTATAAAAATTTGCAGTATTTCAAATCCGAGGGATGTTTTGTCTATAATGGAAATTTTATCCAACAATAAAAAATGTGATCGGTGTGGGAATGTTTTTGAGTATAATTCTAAAAGCATTAAAAATAGATTATGTCCAAATTGTCAGAAGAAAAATAGAATAAAAAAACAGGTAGCTTGTCATAAAAATCAACACTCAAAAATACTTTTCTAATTATATGAAAACAGACAAATAACTGATTAAAGGAGAAACAAGATGATAGATTTCGAAGATATAGAGTATAAGCGTTTAGATGATGAAACCGAAGACGATTATATTCTTCGTATATGCGGATTAAAGGAAGATAAACAACTTTTTTGGGATGAGGTTGCTCGTATTATAAATAAAGAGCTTGATCTTAATTACACAGAAAGTAGATACAGAAAACTGTATTCCGCATATAAAAAAGGAAAGGAAGAAGTTGAGAAAGAAGTTATTGAGTTTTCTCCCGAAGAAGTAGAAACTCGTGAAAAGTATGCAAGCTCTTGTGATAAAATCGCTTATTCGAGATTAATGAGGCAAGATGCGCGTTTTGAGCGTTTTTATAAACTCGTCGGAGAACAAATTTCTCAATTGCCTCCGCCACAATTCTTAAATGAAAACAAAATAAATTCTTATGTCGATAATGACAAAGAACACGTTCTGTGTTTTGCGGATTTGCATATCGGGGCAAAGTTCACTTCGATAAATAATAGTTATTCGATGCAAGAAGCTCAAAACAGATTCGAAAAAGCACTTGTTTATTGTCGTGATTATGTTTCTAAAAACAATGTTAAAAAAATAACGGTTTTAAGTCTCGGTGATGAGATACAAGGAATGCTCAGAATCAGCGACATGCGCCTTAATGAAAAATGTGTCGTAGATGCGTTTGTATTTGCTGAACGCCTTATCGCAAATTTCTTAAATGAACTTTCTAAGTATTGTTATGTTGATTACAAAATGGTAGTTTATTCCAATCATAATCAGAATAGACATTTGGGGACAAAAGCCTCCGAACTTGCTGGCGAAGATATGGGCAAAATTCTTTATGGATACCTGACCGATGTTTTGGCACTGAATGACAGAATAACCGTTTATGCGAACGAGGAAGCTGATTATACCGAATTTAAAATATTTGATTTTAATTTTATAATGCTTCACGGGCATCAAATAAATAATATTCAAAATGCAATTAAAGACTTGTCAAATACGCATCATAAATTTTACGATTATGTGATTCTTGGACATACACATTCATTAAAAGAATATCCTGGTGGCGAAGGTAAACACCATAACATGGAAGTACTTGTTGCGCCGAGTGTTTGTGGCAGCGACCCTTATGCTGATAAATTACAAGTTGGCAGCAAAGCAGGAATGGTAATATTTGAATTTGATAAAAAATATGGATATACTGATAAACATAATATAATTTTAAATTAAAGATAAGACGGCTCTCGGTGCCGTCTTTTTTTGATTAAAGGAGAAAAAGGATGGCAGAAGCAAAAAAAAAGAAAGAGAAAAGCGTTGATGATATTTTGTTGGATAATCAAATTAACAGTGCAAAATCTGTCAATAGCGAAAATGTCACTTTGACCGAAGAGGATTTGGCTAATAGAAGAAATATCTTGCAATTTTTTCATTATGATCCATTTGAAAAAGACCCAATTGAAGATAGAAAACAACTCTATAGGGATTTGACGACTTTAATAGATGAAAGCATGGCGTCAGATTTGCCAAAACAGAGAGCGGCAATTTCTCTTGTTCGTGGATACCTTAGGTTGGATAAGATTACAGATGCAATTCAATCATTAAGCGCAACTCCCGAAATGATGGTTGCCAATTCAAAAGATATAAAAAACCTTGGAGAAGTTGAACGTGCTCAAAATGCCGCGATTTCCACAATTTCAAAAGATCATGGATTTTCTGAAAGATGGGCGGTTGCAAAATCTAAAGGAAGTGGAACATTGTCTGCGGTGGTTAGAGATCTTGATGAATATAAATACGACAAAGGTTATTGCAATATTTATGATGTAAAGACGAGCCAAAGTATGCAGATGATTTCTGATATGAGCACCAAATCAATTATGAAGCAAATTGCGTTAAGCGATTCTGATTTTAAAGATATCGTAAAAAAACAAAGAGACGAATTAATCTCTTTAAATAAAGAAAACTCAAAATTAAAAGAAGAGAATAGGTTGTTATGCGAACAAATTACAAAGCAAGAGCTTTTAAAAGAGTTGGCGATAAAATTAGAAAAAAAAGAACTCGGGCAACGAGAGATTCAAGAAATGATTCTTGATGAAATTTCATACGATGACGATGAAATTAAAAAACTTAAAAAGAGGGGTGGTGGTAAAAAATGATTAGTGTGTATAACAAAAAAAGCGAAACCGAACTCAATTTAAGAAAGAAGGAAAGCCTTGACAAATATGTTCAATTGATACAATGGGGGAGGGGCAATCCGACAAAATTCATCGAAGATGTTTTGGGAATACAGTTAATGGATTTTCAAAAAAACATTATTCTTGGGACGTGGAATTCAACGACCGCTTGTTGGTGTGCTGCTCGTAACAGTGGTAAATCATTTCTTATCGCTGTTTATTTAATGGCTCGGAGCTTGCTTATTCCAAATTTAAAGGCATATATAGTCAGCGCATCTGCAAAACAAGCGGATGATACTTTTGATAAAATATCACAGATATCCAAATGCGAAGTACCATCGCTTTTAATGGACGGTTGTATGTATTATAATGAAATAGTTAAAAGCAATTCAAATAGCGATGGTTTTATAAGAGAGAGGGGTAATAGATCGTTAGTTCTTTATAATGGCTCGTCGATAAAAACCATTCCCGCAAAACCCGAAACGATCAGAGGTGCTCGTGCCAACGTAATAGTGGGCGACGAAGCTGCCTTTTTGGATTCTACCTTATGGGAAAGCTTTACTCCTTTCATCAACCAAAACGCCGACTTTAAGACAGGTAAGAATTTCGATGAAAAAATATTCCCTCAAACATTTCAAAACCAGTTAATAGCATCTTCTTCTGCTGGAAGCGTTAGTTCCGAATATTATAAATTATTCAAGAATTGTATGATAAATATGATTATAGGTAAGCCTGGTTACTATGTTTCGAGTACGGATTGTGAGATGACACTCGCTCCATATATAAATGGCGTTTTAAAGCCGCCAATTGCGAATAAAGAAGAAATAGAGATGACCAAAGAGACAAACCCGAATAAGTATAATAGAGAATATTTAAACTTGTTTGACGACATTGATTCGCCAGATTCTGTTGTCCAGAGAGCGGTTATATTGAGGAACGAACATAAATACATGCCAGAACCAATGAGCACGGGTGATGATAAAAAATACGTGCTTTGTTGGGACCCTGCTGTTCAGATGGATAATAGTTTTGTTTTGATAGCCGAAATATATAGAGACGAGAAGCGCGGGTTAAAAGCGAGAATTGTGAATGGAATAAATCTCATAACAAAAACAGATAACGGGAAAAAACTTCCTTTAAGGACGCCTCAGCAAGTTATATGGGTTCAAAAATTACTAACTTATTATAACGGAAGAAATAACGATTATACCAATATTTGCTTGAGAATAGATGGTGGTGCTGGCGGTGGCGCAAATGAAATCGTAGATTATCTTATGATACCGTTTGAAGACGAGAATGGGAATAAACATTTTGGTGTTTATGATAGTAAGTTTCAAAATGACGTTTATCAGGAGATGCACAGAGATAAATTTCCAGAATCTATAGATTGTTTGCAAATAATCACTCCGAGAAAATATAGAACTGAAATGTTTGGTGATTTGGTTTCGATGGTAAACCAAGATTTAATAGATTTTCCGATAGAACTACCGCCACGCGGAGAAATAGAATTAGAGGATGGTACGTTTAGAAATTTAACGCCTGAAGAAATGCGTGGTTTATTAGAAATCGACGTAATGAAAGAAGAAATGATAAGAATGCAACAAATAAAAAAAGCGACGGGCGAGGTTGATTATAGAATGCCGAAACAGAGAGATCACGATGACCGTTGTTATGCCTTTTGTTTGTTAGCTAATTATCTTAGTAATCTTCGTCGTGCAGAACGTGCCGATAATGACAAGCCAAGGGAACTCTTTGCTGATTACATAATGAGCAGAATTCATGAAGGCGACAACAAAAAAACTCAAAATCCGTTCGCGGGGAAAATTAATCCGTTCGCGGGGAAGAAATGGTAAAAGGTGTAAAAGATGATTGGAAAATTAGTAGTAGATTATGAAGAAGTAAGTTTGGGAGATTTGTTGGAGTTTTTAACCGAAAAAGGCATTGAGTGTTGTATAGATGGAGATGACATTTATATTTATGACAAAAACCCTGTTAAAATCAACACCCAAAAATACTTTTCTAATTATATGAAAGAGAAAAAAATACAAAATTATTTTCTCAAAGAAATTACTCAACCACCCACAAAAACTCCGACAAACTATATTCAAACTTGGCTTCTTGAAAAGTTTAACGAATTAGAAATGATTAAATTCAACGAACAAAATCAAGCTTTATTAAAAAGAGCGCAAGAGAATATAGATAAAGCAAAAGCAGAGTTTGCAAAGTTAGTGGAACAATATAATCAACAAAGCAAGGAGGCGCGGCCCAATGGCAAATCAAACTAAAAAACGCGGAAGACCGCGCAAAGTCACAGTTGACGAAAACGAAAAGATATTAACCGATAATGCGAGCGAAACGCTTATGATGGAACAAAAGAGCGCGGCGGGAACGAACGGAAAAATAACCATTAATCAAGTGGCAGAAAGTTTATTCTCGTTGTACGGTAGCGTTCTTGGCGGTTATAACGGGCAATGGGGTTTTAACAATATAAACCTTTACAATCCGTTTTTGCAGAATTCGCGTTTGAAGATGATAAATGCGTCGCCCGTGACGGAGACTCCAGAAGAGATAGCGGAAGCGGTAAAGGACCCAGGGTCACACGAAGAAGAGCTTAAGTCGGTTTCGGCAGGACTTTCGGCGAAGCAATACCTTTATTACAAAATATTGCGTGAAGCGTGCGATATCCCGATGTATAAGAGTTACTTCTTACCCGAGACACTTGATGACGCAGCCGAATATACGAGCAAGAAATTCAGAGACGAAGAAAGATTTGTCGAAGAATGGAAAGATAAACTCGACCCGCAGACTTTATTTAAGAGAATCGGAATGGAAGTCAAAAGAGAAGGGAAACCGTCTTATATATTCAGGCAGTGCATATATGAGGATGAAGGCAAGAAACACGTTAAATACGCGACATTCCAAAAGCTTCCAGCTGCCTATACGAAATTAACAGGAATCGGCGAACACGGTTATATAGCGAGCTTTAACTTGCTTGTGTTTATGAACCCAGCTTTTTCGCCGCTTCAATACCCCGACTTTATCAGAAAGATTTGGGCGGATATTATCGACAACAAAATCGTGTATCGCGACCAAAAGGGTAATTACGCGGTAGACGCGAATAAACTCGCGCAATTCAGCTATGACGATTGCGGTTGCGAAAGAAAGGGCACGATAGAAGTCGCCCGTCAAGCCGCTTCGACGATATATATGTATTGGGTGCAGTTACCGCAAGACCTTTGCTTTACGTTTATGAGCGACGGTTCTAATGCGTGGTC